TCCGCCGCTGCCGCCGCCCGTGGTTCCGGCCGCCTGTGCAGCGGCCCCGGCCATGGCGCTCATGTTGGTGCCGTTCTGCTGGTCAATGATGGCGCTCAGCTTCTGCAGCTGCTCCATGGCCTGCTGCAGCTGGGTGTACAGGGTACCGTTCTGCTGCACCCGTTCCCGCACCTTTTCGATGCCCTCAAAGTCCATCATGTCCAGCACCGCCAGCGCCGCGTCAGCGTTGGCCGGGGCAAACAGCCCCATCTGGTAGCACTCCTTTGCCGTCTCGTTCTGGGAAAGGCGGCTGAAGGTGCTCTTCTTGGCAGCCGATACCGTGATGTCAAACACCGGCTCGTGGCTGCCCAGCTCCACCCCGCCGATCATGCCACCCGGCTGGGGCTGCAGCATTGCCCCGGAGAACTGCACATACTCCGGCTGGCCGCTGTCGCCGGTAATGCGGTAGACCCGGCTCTCATCGTAGAACTGCCGCATCAGGTCGATGATGAAATAGCACTCCTTTGCAAAGGCCCGGTAAGCGCTTTTCAGCATATCACGGGAAAGCTTCGAGCCAGCCTCCTGCAGCGCCGCAATGGCAGAAGCCGCAGTCAGGCCGCTGGTGGTGCCGCCCTGGGAAACATCCCGGTTGCCGCTGATCTCCTTCAGCTCCGCCACTCTCGCGTCCCGGTAGGTGATCAGGTTGCCCGCCAGCCCCGCTGTCTGTAAGGGCCGCAGGGTCTCGTCCGTCACCCGCCCTGCCGCGTGGACGATGTCCTTGCCAAAATCGGCCAGCTCCTTCTCGTTGATGCCCGCACCGTCCTGGATGATGTACCGCGCCTTGGCCGAAAGCTTCACGTTCTCGTCCATGGCGGCGTTCATCTCGTCAATGGCGGTCTGGGTATCCTTCATCACGTCGATGTACCCAAAGCCCGCCGGGCTGTCCTCTTCCACGAACAGGGTGTCGAACACAAAGGGGTACTTGCCGTGGTCGTAGAATCCCCGGTCAGCAAGGGCCGGGTCGTTCTCGCTGGCGTAGAGCACCACGCCGTTGCAGAACTTGCAGTAGTGCAGCAGAGGCGGGCCATTCTCCCGGGCCTTTTTGTAGTACCAGTCCACCACCACACTCTTGTCCGAGGTGTCAATGCTCTGGTCGTGGATGTACTTTGCCACTTCCAGCGTGCTGCCGGTGTGGCCTTCCAGCTGGGGGTACTGGGCCTTCAGCTGTTCGTTGTCGGCCACCGCCAGGCTGAACAGGTGGGGGCTGTCCTGGATGTCCATCACGCCGGGCTCCCAGTACATCATCAGCAGATCCATGCTCTTGATGGAGATGTCTCCCACGCCATTCCGTAACCCCGGGTCCCAGAAGATGCCCTTCACGCCGGTGCCCTGCTTGAGCTTGCGCCACCAGGTGTCGCTGTACACCTGCTCGTATTCTGCCTGTTCCAGCAGCACCGGCAGGATCTTGGAAAGCACCTTGGCGGTCTGCTCGTCGTCCGCTGCCCGGGGCAGCACGTTGGGTTCCGGGTAGTTATCCATGGCATCCGCGTGCTTGTTGGCAATGCTGTTGAACAGCCACCCGCTGGAAGGTTTGGGCTTGCCCTCCATCATCTCGTTTTGGTAGTTGGCCCAGTGCTGCATCCGGAACCACAGCTCGTTGTCCACGATCCGCTTGTCCAGCGCCGCCTTGCCGGTCTTGTATCTCTGTAACAGCGCCGTGGCCTTCGCCACCTGCTCTGTGCCGATCACGTCGGTCATACTCTAAAAAACCTCGCTTTCTTCCCCAGCTCCAGCGGGTCATCCGGCATTGGCTGCACCGGCTCTGTCCGGGGCGGGCTGAGGGGATTCTCCATCAGCACATACCGGCACTCGTCGTAGATGTGATCCTCTTGGTCGGTGTCAATGTCCTCCACGTTGCTCTCGCTGTATACCAGGTTCGGGATGGTGCGGATAAAGTGCTTGCAGGTGTTGAACACCTGCAGCATGGGCCGCCCGTCCGCCTGGAACGCCAGCCGGTAGTGGAACTGCATCTTGCCCGCCAGCCGGGTGTGGTCGCCGGGAGCCCAGTGCAGAAAGTTCGGGCTCTTTTCCTGCATGGCAGCAATGCTCTCGCCCTGGCTCTCGTTGAAGATGGCCGGGTCGGCCACGCCCAGAATGGTGCGGCCCCGGAGCATGGGGTCGTTCTCTTCTGCTTCCCGGATCATCCTCGCCTGCTTCACAGGGTCAGCCTTGATGCCCTCGTTGGGGGTCCCGGTGCAGCCGTACAGCTCCCGGATGCGGTAAAGCCTGCCCTCTTCGTCCGCCGCATACCACCCCACGGAAAAGGGCTTCGAGTAGCCGAAATCATACCCCCGCCAGATCTTCCAGTGTCCCGGGATGCGGAACGGGCGGATCACATGTGTCCACCGCTGGTCGTCGTAGTGGGCCGGGTCGTTCTTCCACTCGGTGAACACCTGCCCGGTAAAGCTGTCCCAGTCGCCGTAGAGCAGGGCTTTCTTCTCCGCTTCCGGCAGCGCAGCCAGCGTGCCCAGGTATCCCGGGTCATTTTCCAGCAGGGCCGCGTTGTCAAACACGGTGCTGGGGATAAAGATGCGGGTCCGCCGCTGCATGATCTCCCGTCCGTCCGGGGCCCTGGCCTTTACCATCTGCACCATCCGGGTGCCGGGCGGGGCCGGGCTGACGAACCTTGCCTTCACCCATCCGTGGCCGATGCCGCCGGGGTTGGCCGTGGCCCGGGTGTAGACCCGGGTATCGGGGCCGTTGGGTCGGTTTCGGCTCAGCAGGTAGCTGTACTCTTCCCAGGTGAAATGGGTCAGCTCGTCAAAGCCGATAAAGTCGTAGGCCTGGCCCTGATAGTTGTACCTGTCCTGGGCGTGGTTCATGCTGCCAAAATAGATCTTTGCCCCGCTGGGGAAGGTCCAGCAGTGTGTGCTACTGTTGTATCGGGCTTTTGGGAAAACCGGCTTGTAATACCGCATGGTCTTGTCAATGAGCTCCCGCAGCTGGGGAAACGTCTTTCGGATGATGAGCCCCCGGTAGTGTGGGATCTCCACCTGCCGCAGGGCCTCGATCACCAGCGCGTCGCTCTTTCCGCCGCCTGCGGCCCCGCCATAAAGCGCTTCGTTCTCGGTGCGCTGCATGAACCGTGCCTGGGCGGGCTGTGGTGACCAGATCACCGGTCTGCCGTCACGCATCCTCTGTGCCGCCATCCACTTCCACCTCCTGCTGGCCGTCCGTCTCACTGGCTGCCGCGATCTCCACCATCGGCGGGCCGCTCTCGCTGTCGGTGTTCTCCGCCGGGACCATGGCAGCAGCCTTTTCTGCCACTTCCATCAGCACCTTGGCCACACCGGCCGCGTTCTTGTCGCTCATCACCCGGCCCTCGTACCGTTCCAGTTCGGCATTTAACAGGTCCCGCTCGTCCTCGTAGAGCCGCAAGTTCCGGGTTCCGGCCCTTCCATACACCACAAGCCCGGTCTCGGTGGCATCCGCCAGCTCCTCCGGGTCGTCCTTCAGCAGAGTGCCCACGGCAAAGTCCCGGGCCCGGGTGTCCTCGTCCAAACGCCGGTGCAGCCTCTCCGTGATCTGCGCCGCCCGCTGGCTCTCAGCGGCCCGGCCCTGCAAAAAGGTCACCTGTGCCCGCACGCCCAGGCTTGCCCGGATGGCGATCTCCCGCGCGGCTTCCTGTCGGGCCTTTGCAAAGGCATCACTGCGGCATGCCTCCTCGCTCATCCAGCTGCGAATGGTGCTCTCCGGCACGCCGTACTTCTTCGCCACAGCGCAGATGGAGGTTGAGCCCAGCATGGCCATTACCACCTCTGCCCGGAACGCCGCCGAGTATTTCTTTCCCCGCTGTTTTCCCTTCACGGTATTCTTGCAGTACGCCCGCTTTTTCGCCAACTCTCTCACCTGCCTTTGCAAATAGCCTATCACGTCTCGCCCGCTCAAAATACCCCGGACATTTGCCCGCCGGGCAGCAGCCCTGCATCCGCTGCACACACTGCCACGGTGCTCAGGGCTTCCAGCTCTTTGGTGTAGTAGGTCGTCCGCCCCACATACAGCCGGGCGATCACCTTTTCCTCGGGCAGACCTTGCAGGTAGCGCAGCCGCAGCAGCTGGGCGCATACCGGGTCATTGCGGTCGTACCAGGCCAGCACCGCCCCGATCACCTGCGCCCAGGCAGCACAAACAGACCCCTCGCCATATCGGCGCAGAGCCTGCCGGGTCGCTTTCTTCTGCTCTTTTGTCACCGCTCCACCCTCTTTTCGCATGGGTATAACGCGCAAAATACCGGTGTTTTATCTGTCAGGTGCGAGGTTTCGCAAAGGCATGTCCCACCTTCTGCTTCACCATCACCACATAGCACCGCAGGTCATCCGCATCCCAGCCCTCTTTCTCGCATCCGGGGCTCTCCGGTTCCGGTACCACGCAGCGCACGAATTTCCAGCCCGGGTATTTCTGCTCCCACCAGTAGGCACTATCCTTGCAGTCCGTGCACCCTTTGCGTAGCTGCTTCCGGCTCCATCTGGTGTCATTGGGTACCAGCTCCACCGGCTGGATCAGGCTTCTGCTCTCGTACCAGCGCAGCTGCCCGTGCTTCTCGAAGTAGGTGATCAGGTCATCCAGCCGGTTCTGCAGGTTCAGCCGATCAGCGTTAGCTGTACCCAAAAGCTCATAGCTGCCGTCCGGTTGGCGTGCGGACCATTTGTCTTCAAGCAGCTGCCGAAAGTCTGCATTCTGTCGCATGGTCAGCCCTGGGCACTCGATCAGCAGATGATGGTGGTAGCGTTCGCTTTTTCGTCCGCAGCCAGTCAACCCCATGTATCGCAGGGCAAAGCCCGGACCAAAGGCAGCTAAAATTGCCGTTTTTAGTCGGCGTATGTAGTTCCGCAGGTCTTTTTCGGCTTGTTCCATGCTTTCCGGCAGGTATTCTTCCGCATAGGTCAGGGTCAGGTAGAACCCCAACACCGTGAAATTAGCGTTTGATTTCTGCACCCTCCGCCGGTGGGCGTGCTGGGCATTCCGCCGCTTCTGCCGTTCACTGCTGGGCCTGTACTTCTTCCTGCGCTTGGCCCGGTGTTCCTCCGGGGTAATGGCATACAGGTCTACCTCCATGTAACTCTCTCCACACAGGGTTCTCTTCTCTCTGGTGTAGGTATTCCGCATCCCGGTGCCCTCCTGCTGGCTTTCACTTTCTGCTGATAGTCTCTTTCCCGTTACCCCACCGTCACAGAAATAACGGGTATACTAGCTCCCCAAAGAGGGCCCTTCCCCCTCTTTCTTTATAAAGGTATTATGAAACGTAACGGATACGGTGGCGTGTCAGGTCCATCGTATCCGTTGCTCTTCATAATATGTGTTTAAGGCGTGGCGGGCTTTCCTTTTTCCGCCCAGTATCCGTAGGTCAGTTCCGGCTTTCCAATTTTCCGGGCCTTCTCGTTGTAGATCATCAGGTCATGCACATCGTAGGCCAGGGCGCTGGGGTCGATCGCGCCGCCAATGGGCTTGCGCTTCACCTTTGCTGGCTGATCCGGCAGCTTCATGGGGTGCCGGATCCGTTTCTGGCACAGCTCCATCTCCATCCGCGTAACGCCGCCGGGCTTGTACACGCCGCCCCGCTTGCGGTAGCATTCGTGCACCGTGCCCTCGCTGCCAAACAATCCCTTGTCCTTCAGCTCTGCCGCCGTGCCCTTGCCCAGCAGGGTGCCGTCCGCACCGTAACAGCTATACACCCGCACCATCCGGGTCTCGGCCCGCTCATCCGCACTCAGGCCTTCTTCCCGGGCCCTCTCCACCCGGTCGTCCTTGGTGCTCTTCCGCTCCATCTTCCACCGGTAGTTCTTCGGGCTGGGGTTCTTGCATTTTTCCAGATTATTCCAAACGCTGCTCAGCTTGTTCACATCGGGAAAATATCCCCGCTCCACCAGCTCCACGCTGGTGCCCTTGGCCACCACCTCGCCGGTGTCCCAGTCCATCAGGGTGTATACCCATCTGCATCCACTCTGCATCTCAGATTCTCCTTCTACTAAGTACGGTGCTCATTTCAGGGGAGCTGTGCAACGATGAAGTTACCGCTTCCACACGCCGCTGCACCTCGGCTTCCGAAAGCGGCAGCACACAAGGCACCCGTTTGCGGCTCACTTCCCGCTGTACCGCCTGCACTTGCAGCTGACGTATCGTCTCCGCCGTTTCCCTCCGCTGTTTTTCCAATACAGCCTCGTCCGGCACATCCAGCACTTCTACCTCGGTCTTGTAAGCGTCCCGGGCGCAGCGGCACAGCATTTCCATGGCCACGTCCACACCATCCTGTTCCACCCACTCGTTCAGCTGGCCGAAATTTGCAATCGTCTCCTGCCGAAGTTTTTCCAGCCGCCGGGGGCCAAAGCCCAGCACTTGGGCGTAGGCGGTAGCATAACCCCGCCATTCCAGCGTGGCCGCCCTGTCAATGGCCATCTTCAGCTGAACTTCCCGCCGTTTGCGGGGCACACCTTTTATCACCGGGACACGAAATACGCTCACCACACCCTCTGGCAGCAGCCCCACCAGCCATTTTTCGGCCTCGTTCAGCTGGGCCTTCTGATTCTTTGCAGGTATGGCCATCCGCCGCATCAGCTCCCCATTGATTTCATCCTTCCGCTGGGTCACCTTGTCCAGCCGGTCTTTGCCTACGCCGAACACATCATGCAGCGCAATAGTCATGCAGGCATGGGTGAAGTCAATCGCATTCTGCTGTGCCAGCTCGATCTGGTTCTCCAGTGCCATCTTTCTTGCATCGTTTTTCATAGTTTCTCCGTTCTTCATATTCCCCGCACGCCCGGTTCCGGCCCCCACAGCTCAGGCACCGGCTCCGGGTGATCTCAAACACATGTACACACTGGGTCTTATCCATCAGGGTTCCCCGGTCTCTGCCATCATGGCGGTCAGGTCGCCCAGCATCCCGCTCACCGTGCGGGAAAGAACGTTGATCGCATCCTCCTGCAGGTCGCCGGGCAGGGCCCGCACCGCAAAGCCCGCGTTCACCATCTCGTCCTTCAACCGGGTGTTGATCCGGCTCACCTCCGCCCAGAGCTTTGCCTCGTCCGGGGTCATCTTCCGCCGCCCGGGCCGCACAACGCCCTTGATCATGGCCGTCAGCTCGTGGAACTCCTCATCGGTCAGGCTCCTGTCGTTCCCGGCCTCGACAATGGCCCGCGCCCGATCACTCGGTGTCCCGGTAATCAAAATGTTCTTGTATTCTTCCAGCGTCATTTCTGCTTGGCCTCCATCGCCCGTTTTATCAGCTCTTCCATAAAAGCAGCTTCTTTATCCTCAAAACGGCCTTTCACCGGGTTACGGCTCAGTGCCAACCGCATTTCCAGTTCTGCGGCCTTTGCAAAGTTCCGAACAATCTCCTCTTTCTGGGTGTTGTTCAGGTCACTGGGCACACTGCTGACAACAAAACTTACTGCCGACTGCATGATCACCCGTGTAACATCCGCTTCACTCTCACCATCCTCAATACTCAGACCGCCATCGTTTCCATTTCTGTAAATCGTGATTTTCATCCTTACCCCGCCTTTCTGCCGCAGACGGCCCTCTTCACCGTGTTCTCCGGCACCTTGTGGATCTTCTGCGGCTCCTTCCGCTGCTCTGCCACCAGGCCCAGCCCGGCCAGCGCCAGGGCTGCACACCCCAGCACGATGGCCAGCAGCGTGTAGCCCAGCATTGCCCAGCCGTCGGCCGCGTTCTCAATTGCCCCGCCGCAGCCTGCGGCAGCCAGTCCCAGCACAATGGCACCGGCGCTCAGCACGCTGCCCGTGATCTTCTTTTTCATTTGCAAATCCTCCAGCTTTGTGTTAAACTTCTGGTGATGTGTTGTCAAACCATCACCCTGGTTGGCTCGTCGGTGTTCCCGCACCGGCGGGCCTTTTTGCTTTTCTCGCATCTCTGGCCGCCTTCCATTCCTGAAATGCAGCCTCATTCTCCGGTTTTGAGTAAAAATCCTGTGTGATGTGCAGCAATTCAATAATTTGCCAGTGCTCAAAAGGCAGCTCCTGCTTTTTCCTTCGGCCCATGGCAGCACCTCACAGCCACTCGGCGCAGATGGTCTCCACCACAGGCTTTGCAAAGCCGATCAGCTCATCGCCGCGCTTTGCGGCCACGACTGCCGGGCCCACCAGCTCTGCCGCCGTCATCTCACTGGCGCGCTGGTTCGTCAGGGGGCGCTCCTTCATCAGCCCTTCCTCGTTCACCAGCAGCAGAATGCCGTCCACGTCCTTCTCCCGCGCCCACTCGGCGCTCAGAACGCTGTTCACCGGCTCGATCGGCCCGCCCACCAGCTTCTGCAGGGTCTCCAGCTTCATGCTGTCACCATCATCACACTTCATGTTGAATGCCCGGTTCTTCGCCGGGATCACGATCATATAACGGTCCATAGGTTTCTCCTTTCTCAGCCAGCCTGTGCCGCTTCTTCCACGCTCACCAGATCAAAACAGGATTTCAGTTCCCGCAGAACCTTCCGCTGGGTACACTCGTCCACTCCGGCGTTCTGCATTGCCATCCGGCAGTAGCCTAGGCAGGCGGCATTGCTCCACGGGCCGTTGATATCCTGAATGCACGCCATTATTTCTTCGTACTTCATAATTTCTCCTTCTGCCCCGGCTCACCGCCGGGGCTTTTTCATGCGCTTTTCTTCGGGTCGGTGGGGTCAAGCTGCTGGCCCGTTAGAATCTTTTTGAGATACCAACGAAGCAAAAAATATCTCGTTCACTTCTTCGGCAGTCAAACCGTAATGCTCCTGAATGGCTGCAATCTCATTCTGTCGAAACTGTGCTCCACGGTATTCATTGATTTTAGCATTCAGCCGTGAGAGGCTCATTTCGAGGAAATCCGCCAGATTTTGTTGCGATTCCCCATGCAACTGCATAACAGCATTGAGTTTTCTCTTATTCACCCTTTTTCACCTCCGTTCATCCATCCCCTTAAATATTATTCTATATTTAAGTATCTTTTCAGGATACTTAAATATTAGCATGTTGTACGAATCTTGTCAAGATATTTTTTCTTGCTTTTTAGATTATCTGTGTTATTATTAAGATACAACGTATGAAAGGGTGATGTCCTATGACCACCGGCGAACGGATACGCCAGCTTCGCATTGAGCATCAGATGACGCAGGAAGAACTCGGTGCCAAAGTTGGTGTGCAAAAAGCGGCCATCTACAAATACGAAAACGGCCTTGTTGTCAACCTGAAACGTTCTATTCTTGAAAAACTTGCATTGGTATTAGATACCACTCCCACTTATTTAATGGGAATGGAAGATGCCGAACCAGCACAGGCCTCCCTCACCAAGGCCCAGACCTCTTTGCTCTCGGTTTTCGATAAACTGAATGAAGAAGGTCAGGCTAAGGTCATTGAGTATGCAGAGGACTTGCATCGTACAGGATACTATAAAAAACCTGCTGCGGATGGATTGGTTACGAAAGAAGCGTAA